TCTGCGCCACGGCCGCCGCCTTCGCCTGCGCTGCGCGGTCCGACTCGATGGCCCGGTGTGCGCTGTACAGGCTCACGAACACGCTGAGCACCACGCTGGCCACGGACGCGCCCACCACCACCAGTGTCTGATACCAGCGGGGATTCACGGCTCACCCCCCGAGGACGCGCCAGCAGACGATGGCGGCGACCCCGGCAAGGGAGCAGAGGACGACGATCCGCCCGTACCATCCGGGCGGCCAGGCTGCCCGGAGCGCACCCCCTGCCACACCTGCATGATTCCCGGCACCCCGATCAACGCCCCCGCCATCCAGATCAACGTCTCGCTCACCTGGCCAGGCGGGGCGAACCCGATACCCGCCTGCTTGAAGATGATGATCCATCCCCCTACCCACGTGGCGGTGTCCCGCACCAGAGTGGACAGACCGGGCCGCATGGTCACTCATGATCCACCTAACGGTTGTCGGGGGTCAGTGGTCGGACGGACAGAGATCAGGAGGCCGGCGGGGCGGGGTGCGCCTGCACGTACCGGAACGCCTGCACCAGCGGATGCGCCTCCCCCGCCTCAGCCGGATCCGCGGTGAGCTGTCCCAGCAGGGCGGTGTTCAGTGCCAGGCTCGCTCCTGCCGCGTCCAGGGAGTCCTCCTGGTCCTCCACCCGGGCATTGAGTTCGTTGATCAGGGCAGAGATTGCCGGGGCGAACGTGTTGGCCAGGTACCCGGTGCGCACCAGCGTGGTGAACGCGGCGCCACCCCAGGACTGAGCGGCCGCCGAGGGGTCGATGTCGTGGGCGGCGATCTGGGCGGGGGTGGGATTGGTCATCGGTTCCTCCTGGAGAAGGTCGGCTAGGTGCCAGGGCGCCTTGCTGGCCTCCAAGGCGCTGACGTAACTGGCGGAGAAGTGAGCGTGCTTGTCGTGCGGGTTGGGGCCGAGATAGACACGCTGCCCCCAGTCGTTGTCAGCCTCCCAGATCCGGCGGCCGTAGATGATGTAACGCAGACGCTGCTCCGCTCCTGAGCGGCACCGGGACAACAGGAGCTGCACCACGTCCTCCATGGACAGGCCGGGTACGGCGAGATCCACATCCACATCGATGGCGTGGACCTCGTTCACCCTGTCCGCGTCTCGGACAGGTACCGTGCCCGTCTCGTCGGGGTTGTGGTCCGAGACGCGAGNCGCATGCGCCGGATCACCGANGGTGCCGTCGCTGGCCNTGCTGCGAAACGGGGCGATNGTGTTGAACTCGTCGCGCAGTTTCGCCAGGCAGGCAACCAGGANCCAGTCAGCCATCGGTACGCTCCGGCCAGTGCCAGGTGTTCCCGTGATGCTCCGTCTCCGACTGCCACACCTCGCGGTTGAAGGAGCTNCCCCACGGGTGCAGGATGGCCAAACACACCACGTGCCCATCGCTGTTGTCCATCTGTTCCACCGTCTCCGGCACCTCCGTGACGATGGCCGCTCGGCACGTACTGGGATATCCGTCCCCTGCCGCGATGTTCACGTAGTGCACGACGCGCCCCACACTCGGCTTCACGATTCCCCCTAACTGGGTCGAATGAACTGCACAGTGAACAGACAGGATGAACTACCGCCCGTGCTGGGAGTGTTCCGGCTGGCTGACGCCGTGTTGTCCTGGTTGCCCACCGCTTCCAGGTAATCGGTGCTGCCGTTCAACAGGATCGCATCGCAGGTCACCTGAATGCTGCGGCTGCTGCTGGTGGCGTTCGGCCCCTGCCGTGAGATGGACGGCAGGATGGTGGCCCCGTTCTTGCGGATGTACACCTGAAGATTCACGTAGTCCGCAGCCGCCGGCACCACCAGCAACCCGGTGGCCAGATAGTAGCCCGCCACGGTGGGGGTGATCCGGGTGTTGTTGGTGACTTCGTCATGCCACCCCGCCGTGTCCACGTCGTCCGAGCCTGCTCCGAAGGTCAACGCGGTGTCGGTGTTGTCGGTGAGGGACTGGGCTGCCTGCTGCACCAGCCGGGTGAGCCCCTTGTTCACGGTGTAGTCGGCCAGCGTCTGGAGCAGAGTGGCGGTCACCCGTTGCCCAACCGCATAGGTGATCGTCATCTATTCCATCCCCAGGTAGAAGGGCTGCGCCAGGCGCACCGGACTCAGTGCGTCGTGCTCCTTCACCACCCCGTTGGTACTGCGGGTGACGGTGAAGGTCTGCTCGTTGAAGCCGCCGCTTGCACTGGCGGTCCCGATATCGGTGACGGTCATCCACTCCCCACCGATATTGATCACCGGATCGTCGCCCACGGCCGCCGCCCCCACCTCGTCCGGGAAGTTGGTGGAATCCACCCACTTGGTCACCCGGCGCGTACTGGCCGCGTCCGTCTTCACCACGAAACTGGTGGCCGTGGTGGTGACGCTCGACTTCAGCAGCGAATGCGTGTCGTCGTCCGCGTCCATCCTCGGCTCCCTGCCGGAGTAGTCCCCCAGGACGGGCACCTGGAACGGGCCGGCCGGCACGGTGTTCAGGGCCGTGGACCACAGTTTATTGCTGATGGTCTCGGTGTATCCCAGCGCCACCATGAGCAGATCGTCCGGGGGCAGCGGGGAGGTGCTCAGCCCGGTGAGGTTCACCGGGTCCCCCAGTTCCAGCGCGATCACGTCCCGCATCAGCGTGCCCTGCAGCGCGGCCGTCCCGCTGATCTCGGTACGGTGCAGCCCGACGGTGAGACTGGGGATCCTGCGCTCGGGCCACGTGCCGGTGAAGGTCTCCCTGCCGGCCAGCAGGATGGCCTGACTGTCCGCGTACGCGGCGTACGAATCGGACCGTACCCACCGACCCGATCCGTCCGGCGGGTCGTTCACGCTCTTGCGTCCTTCGGTCACCTCATGCCGCGCGGAGGATCCCCCCTCACGGCTGGCGGTGAAGTCGTTCACCAGGTACCGCAGGTCGTTCACCGGACGTCCCACGTCGGTCAGGTGACTGTCGGAGTACGACAGCTCCAGTCCTCGCCGGTTACCCAGGTACTGCTGAGTGATCAACTCGATCCCCAGGTCATCGCGGATGTCGGTGATGATCCCGCCGGCCACCTTCTGACCGGCGGTGAGGATGTCGTACAGCTTGGCGATCGCCTGCGGCCCCAGTTGCTGCGTGGCGGTGATGTCCCCCCGCCACTGGAACACCACCCCCTCCTGGGCGCACAGGCGCTGAGCGCGTTCCCCGAACGTCTCCCCGTCGAACGCCTTGCTCACGTCGGCGAACGTGATGCTGTTGATGGCGGTGAGCGCGTGCGTGATGATCACGTGCCCTACCCGGGCACCTGCCAGGTTGGCATTCGGCACGCTGTAGTTCACCTGGACGAACTGCCCGCAGGTGCCCGCGAAGGTGGCCCCGCCGCCGGTGGTGGTGTAGAAGGTGGACGATCCCACCGCGTGCCACACGTTCTGCCAGCGGACGTTGCCCCCCTCCTGACTCAGTTGCAGGCACATGGCCACCGTCTGCCCGTTGGGGTTGGCCCCCGCCCCGAAGGTGCTGTTGGCCGTGGCTACCACCGCCCCGGTGACATCCACCAGCGTGTGCGTGAAGGTGGTGGCCCCGATGGAGAATCGCCACATCCGTACCGTGCCCGCGTGCACGTAGGCCGTGGCGAACACCACGTCACTGGCCGGCAGCCCGCTGGTGTTGAAGTAGAAGATCACCGTGGTAGCGCCGGTGGCGCTGGGGAAAGTCCCCACCGCGAACCGGGCGAAACTGCTGCTTGCGGTGTTGAAGGTGAGCATCCCCGCACTGCCGGGGAAGTCCGCCTGCGCTCCGAAGGAGCAGTCGAAGATCTGTGCGGCCTTGCCGCCGGTGGCCAGCGCGCTGGCCGCCTGAGTGGCCCCGTTCTCGTCCTCGCAGGGCCAGTAGTCGGTGATGTCGGTGTTCAGCCGGTAGTGCTGGCGCACGCAGCTCATCAGCGGGCGGCCGGTGTTGTTCAACTGTGCCAGCAACCCCGATGCGGTCACTGTGCTGAACACGTTGTTGCCGGTCGAGTCCCAGTCCAGCGGTATCGCGCCCAGCATGCCGGTGAATCGCACCCGGTCGCTGCCCAGGCGCACGTCACTGCCGTTGATGTGCCAGGTGTTCGGGGAGGCGCACCCGTCGTCCCAGACGATGGTCTCCATGGTGGGCTGATCGGCGGGCTTGAAGTCGGCCACCAGAGTGCCCGCGATGCCGTCGTACACCTCCACCCCGTGGATCTTTCCGGCGAACACGTCGCTGCTGCTCACCCCCCGCCCGCCGTCGCTGGACGCACCGATCCCCAGGTTGGCCCCGCCCGCGTGGATGCTGGTGGTGCCGGCCACCACGTTGGTCTCCAGCACGGTCCACGGGCCATCGATACTGGTGGCGGTGTACCAGGTGTAGGTGCGCCCGGCCGCACCGTTGTTCACGTCCAGGGTGAGCCGCACCGCGCTGCGGACGGTGCTCTCGGCGATGGTGGCCGTGGTGGTGTTGGAAAGCACTCCGGCGAAGGTGCCGTCCGTGGAGTGGTAGAACTTGAACCCCCCGGCCGGGGTGGTGTGCAGCAGCCAGGAGCGGTCGGTGCCGCTGGCCAGGTACTTGGTGGCCAGGATGAGTTCCCGCCCGCGAGCCCGCTGCGGGGAGAACTCCGCCCGGATGTCGATGTCCCCGGTGATGTCCAGCGAGGCCTTGTCCGCGGTGTACGCGTACTGGGCGGGCTCGTTGCCCGTGGGATATTCGGGGATACGCAAGTAGGCGTCCCAGCTCCCGCCCGTCTGCACCCCGAACCGGATGCGGGTGTTCAGGGGGATGAGGTGGTACAGCGGGGACGCCGGGTTGTCGTCGTTGAAGAACCCGTCGTTGTTCTCCAAGGTGAACACGGAACTTTGCGCGCTGATCCCGCTCTGCTGGTCGGCCACTCCGCGGGTGATGGAGACGGATCCGTCACCGTTGCCACCGCGCACCCGGGAGGCGATGTCGACGCCACTCACCGCGCTTTCCCACGTGCCGTCGATCAGCAGTTCCGCCGCGATGTCGGTNGGGGAGTGGGCGCTCATCCGCGCCCCAGTGCCAGTTGNACGTCCCCGCCGTAGTTGTTGCCGATCTCGGCCCGGAACATCTTGAACAGTTCAGCCACTACCCCGCGCTCCGCNGTGCGGTCCACGGCCAGCCGTAGGGTGCCGCTGAGATTCTGGGAGCNTCCCTGGCCGCCNTGACCGCTCATCATCCGGGCGGAGTCCGGATTGCTGTACACCCGGGAGCCGGGGGCGAGGTTGCGCAGTTCCGGCCCGTGCTCGCCGGTCCAGGTGAGACCGTCCGCTCCCACCACTCCACCGGACGCCTTCCCCCTCTTCACCGCGCCGATGTCCACCAGTTGCTTGGCCACCGCCTGGATCGTCTGACCCACCACTTCGAACACCTGCCGGAAACGGATGGTGACCGCCCTGTCCTTGATCTGGCTCAACGTCTTGTTCGTGTCGTTCTTGAATTGGGTCAGCCTGGCCTTCGCGCCGTCCAGCTTGCTGTGCAGACCTGGAATGATCTTACCCAGGGTGGAGTCCAGCACGTCCACGAACGCGATCATGCCGTTGACGAGATTGAGCAGGAACAGATTCCACATCTTGCGCAGGGCGAGTACCACCAGTTCGAAGAAGGTCTTCACCCTGTTCCACTCACGGATGATCACGAATGCGGCCTGTACGGTGAACGAGGTGAAGTCCACGAAGGCGGGGATGGCCTCGGAGACGAGCCAGTAGATGAACGCCCCGAATGCGTCGGCGATGCGCTTGATGGCCGCCCGGTTCTCCGGATCCTGAAGGAACTTCTTCACCGTCTCCAACTGCTTGGCGATGCTGTCGAATACGCTGTTGGCGGTCTTCTCACTACTGGGGAAAATGATCGAGATGAATTCCCCCATCACCCCGAACGCCTGCTTCCCCACGTTGAAGATCTTGTCCAGGGTGGTGGCCGCGCTCTTCATGAAACGGTCCAGCGCCCCGCTCTTCTGCGCACTGGAAAGCCACTTGTCGAACCATTCGAAAATCCCGCGCAGTGCTTTGCCGATCACTTCCAGTACCGGGCCGGAGGATGCCGCCAGCCGCATGAAGCCGTTCACCAGCGCGGGAATTCCCCCGCCCACCCGGCTGATGAACTCACCACCCACGTCGGACGCCCGCTTGAAGTTCTTGATGAACTCCCCCGACCCCAGGGTCTTGGCAAGGTCACGCCCCAGGAAGTTCAGCCGGTCGGCCATCTTCCCCAGGCTGGATTCCAGCACCGGAATCCACTTGGTGGCCAACCCGCGAATGGTGTCCGAGGCGCCTTCCAGGAAACGGTCCTGTACCCGCTTGCGGACATCGTCCCAGCGCTTGCCGAGATCGATGAGAGTGCGTACCAGTTCTCGTGCGTTCGGGGACAGCTTCTTCATCGCCTCGTTGAAGGCGTTCACCCCGCCACTGGCGCCCCCGCTTGCGGTAGCCACCTTGCGCTGCGCCTCAGCCAGCGCCTCCTGTGCGCGGATCACCTGCTCATGCGTGCGCGCCTGGCGTTCCAGCGCCGCTCGTACCTGATCGGAGCCGTCCACCCCGACCTTGTCCGCCTTCTTGCGTTCCTCGGCCAACCCCTTGTTGCGGCGTACCGTCTCGTCGTACTCCAGTTGCGCCCGCTCCAGACGGTTGCGCATCCTGGCCTTGTCCTCTTCGGAGGCCCCCGCGTCCATGTTCTGGACGGCGAGTCCGGCCTCCCGAAGNTCCAGNGCGGCCTCTTTCTCGCTGATCGCCCCGCCCTTGATCTGGGCGTCCAGNTCCTTGAGGCGCTCGATCTCCGACTGCCGAGCACGGTTCACGTCGGCGATCGCCTCACGCTCGGCGCGTTTGGCGTCCACCAGCGCCCGAGTGGCGTTGCGGATCCGCATGGCCGCCTGATGCTCCTGTTCGGCGGTGTTGTTCGCCGCCTTGCCGGCCCCTCCCATGCTCTTGCCGTGGGCGGCCAGGGCGTCCCCGATCCCCCCGATTCCGATCTTGATGGCGCCGAACGCCCCGCCCAGTCCCACCAGCGCGCCGGCGGCAGCGGCGGCGGCACCCCCCACGGCCAACAGCGCGGGGGCCAGCGCCACGAAGGCGCCACCTGCGGCTGCGGCTGCGGCAGTTGCCATCAGCAGCGCCTGTACGATCACCCCGATCGCCGAGCCCACCGGTCCGCCGGCTGAGGAGATCTGCCCGAGGCCCTGCACCACGTTCTGACCGAAGCGCATGGCCGCCGCACCCGCGTTGCTCAGGGCGTCCATCAGGGTGTTGCCGATGGTGCTCGCCAGCTTGCCCGCCACCGCCGTGGCACCACCGAGCCCCCCACCACGGCTGTCGTCACGGAAGATGCGTCCCATGCCGTCAGCGGCATCCTTCGCCCGCTCCTTGACGCGCCGTAGCGACTGCTCCAGACCGCCGAATCCGGAACGGTCCGCATCCACCTTGACGTTGATGGTCACGTCATTGCTCATGGTCCACCTCCCCCCTCTCCTCGTCCGCCCGGCCGCCGAGCCGCTCTATCTCCAGCAGCCGCAGCAGGTCGCAGTCCTCGGCGCGCACCTGACTGGGCAGGCAACTGAACTCTCGGCAGATGCCGAGGATCAGTTGGGCGTATTCAAGTTCGCGTGGCTTGCCGACGGGATCTCCATCGGCATCAACCCCTCCGGGGACGGCTCGCCATCGGGCGAGCCTTGCGGCAAAGGGGCGTTCACCTGGTTCACCGCCTCCTGCCACGCCTGAAGGATGGCGGTCACCAGTTCCACCCCCTCCGCGGCCACGTCCGCGCAGGGAACAGGAACCCCGTCATCGGTGAGGTTCCAGCTCACGATCCCTTCCTGGACGATGCCGGCCAGGGAGGGGAGCATGGTGAGGTTGTCCTGTTCCTCCTTGGCGTACAGCCGCCCGATCTCTTCCAGGGTGCCGATGCTCATGGGGCGCATGCGCACTTCCAGGCCTGCCCAGAAGCTGCCTTCCGGCCAGGTGAGCCGGTAGATCCGGCGTTCGAATCCCATGCCTCAGCTCCAGGTGGGTACGGCGCCGTTGGCCAGCGACAGCGGCGCCGTGAAAGTGAGTTCACCGGACGCCGCTCGGGTGAGGTTGTAGTCGGTGGCCACGCACTCCACCGCCAGCGTCTGGCCGGAGATGTTCAGGCTCACCGTGCGCTGCACGTCCGTGGACGACACCGTCTTGAACACCGCATGCGCCTGGCTCGCCGCGTCGTTGAACACCCCGTTGAGGGTGATGGAGAAGTCGGCCAGCAGGGTGAGGCGCTCGATGGCGCTCTTGTCCACACCGGTCACGTCCTGTACCGCGCGAGGGGTGGAGAACTGGAAATTCGTGATGTCGTTGCGGATGTCCTTGGCGCTGCCCGCGCTGTCGTCCACGCTGAGCGTGGTGATGGCGAGACCGGATTCCTTGGCCATTGATGATCACCTATCCTTTGTTCTGTGCGTCGATGATGGCCTGCTGGTTCTCGCCCAGTCGTTCCACCCATTCCTCGCCGCGAATGGCGCGCGCCCCCCGTACGTAGATGGCCCCGTCGTGCAGGGTTACGTGGTCCCCCCACTTCGGGGCGAACCCCAGGCCGCTCTTGAGGGTGAACACCGGTGGCCGGTCCAGCGGTACGCGGTGATCGGCGAAGCACTGCTGGCCGGCCGGGAAGGTGAAGGTCACCAGGTGTCCATTCTGTTCGGCCGTCCAGCGTCGCTTCCCGTCGTTCTTCACCACCAGCCGGGCCAGCTCGCGTTGCTGTGGGATGGAGGTGTCCAGCGGGGTCTTCCAGCCGTGGGCGTACGCCTGACAGTTCACTTCCTCGCACCGCGCCGCGCGGGTGTGGGTGGTCTTCGGCAGCACGATGCCGTACGTGTCGAACGCTCGTTCAGGAAGTTGGGGGCGCATCAGAACACGATNCCGGCAGTCTCGTTGCGNCACATGGCCACCGCGAACAGNGCCTCGGTGAAGGTGCCCGTGGTCACCACCCGCACGTACCGGCGGATGGTGGCGTTGTTCGCCGTGGCCAGGCGCTGCCAGGTGGGGGCTGCCGCGCTGGTGACCGCCGTGAAGGTCATCCCGCTCACGGTGGCGAAGCTGACATTGTCCGCGCTGTCCTCGATGGCCACCGTCACGCTGGTGCCGGTCACGCTCTCCACGTTCAGGTAGAACTGGGCGCCGAATGCGCTGCTGGCGCCACCGTCCAGCGCGGTTCCGTTGGTGGCTGTGGTGTCCGCCCGCTGGCCGGCCGTCAGTTGCTGGCACCACTCGATGCCGTACGCGTTGCCCTGTGCGGCCACTGCGAACGTGAGCGATCCGTCGTTGCCTCGGGTGGGGTCGTAACCGATCTGCTTGGCCACCAGGCACGCGGCCGGGTTGCCGAGCGTGATCCCGTGCAGATAGGTGACCAGCGCGTCCGTGGTGGGCAGCGGGGACAGTGTGACGTGTGCGGCACCTGCCACGTCGTTGAAGTACGCCACGAAGTTGATCAGTCCGTCGCGGTTCAGGTACTGCCGCTCGATGGCGCTCTTGTTGATCCCCGTGTTCTCCCACACCCCGCGAGGGCAGGCGATCGAGCCGACGGAGTTGATGTCACCGGACACCGGGCGCCCACTGATGATCAGGTGATCCCCGAGACCACTGGATTTCGCCATCTACGGTGCCTCCACATAAAGATCGTTAATCACGAGTGGGAGATTGATGGTCATCACCCGGTAGGTACGCCCCGACTCGCCCTGCCTCGCACCGATGGTGAGATAGCCTGCCTGCACTCCCAGGGGCGCGCCGTTGGCACCTCGGATGTCTACCATGCGCAGGGCGCCGCTCAGGGTGAAGTTGCCGATGTAGGCGGCCAGGAGGGTGTCCACCGCATCGACGGCCGTGGGGTCGATGATGTCCGGGGTCTCGCTGAACGCGTTGTGGTACACCCGCACGAACAGCTCCGCCCGCATGCTGGTGCTCGCCAGCCCGGAGGCCACCGGTCGCAGATCGTTCACCCACACCGCGCAGGAGAGCCCGTTGCCGGGCGCGCCGGTGAACTCCCCGCCCTGCACCTGATCGAAGTGTCCGGTGGCCGCCGCATGGGACACCACGGCGTTGATGAGCGTGGCCATCGTGCTCATCCGTTCAACTCCCGCACCATCCGGAACACTTCACCCTGCACGATGCGGGTGGAATCGCGGTCCAGCCGCTGCGCCATTCGCCGGAAGGTGGCGTATCCCTTGAACCGGGTGGTGCGGTTGCGCTCGCTGGTGCCTTCCAGCCAGGGGCCGTACACCACGCCACCATCGGTGATCACGTGCCGGCCGTACATCTCCCGCGTGGTGATCTGGGTGCGGTAGTACGGGGTCTCCCGACGCAGCACCTGCATGAGTTCGGTGCGCACCATGTCTGCGCCCTCTTCGGCCAGGTGCTCCTCCATGTCCCGCGCACTGCGCACCACGATGGACGGACCCTGCCCGTTGAACAGGGGGCCACCGGTGCTCACGTGGGTGCGGATCATGACGCACGTTCCACGTACGCCCGTTTGCCCTCACGAAAACGCAACTGAATCCGGGACTTCCCGGCAAAGTCGTACTCCGCCCATCCGTCGGACTCCCCGCCAACCTGACCGATGTCAT